ACCGTCAGCGTGCTACAAGCCTTTGATCGCTTGTATATCCTCCGCGAAGCCTCCCGCACCGCCACCGGCTACGAGGAAAAGCTGACAACAGCCTCCGGCATCACCGTTTCCTCGACGACGGCCACGGTCAACGTGAACGCCCACGGCTATCCCGAAGGAGCCACCGTTCGCATCGAAGGCTCTACAACGCCTGCCTTTGACGGCCATGAGTTCCGAGTGCTCGGCACCAACCTAAACACCAACTCCTTTGAGATTACCGTTCCATCCGGCACCGCCACGCATGCCGCCGCGACCATCAAAGTCCGCCGAGTAAAGCCGCCGATCTATTGGGACGGCGGCAGCGGCAACTTCGTCCGCGCCACCGCAGGCGTGCCCGCCGCAGGCGTCACCTACACGACCATGCCGAGTGTCGGCTGGGCCAGCTACCACAACAACCGGCTTTGGTTCGCCAAAAACCGCGACACCGTGGCGATCAGCGACGTTCTCGACCCTGACCTCTACGATCCATTCTGGAACAGCTTCCGCGCAGGCGCAGGCGGTGATGACCGCATTGTGGCAATTCACCCATGGGTCGAAGGCCAAGCCCTTGTCTTCTGCCGCAAATCCATCTGGCTCGCCACGCTCAATCAATTTGCCTCCACCGACGGCAGCGACTTCAGCGTAGACACTCCGGTGTCACAGCTCACGCTCCTCACCAACGAAATCGGATGCTCGGCCCGCAACACGATCGTCACCGCCGGTAACTTTGTCTTCTTCCTCAGTGACGCCGGTATCTACCGCCTAGACCGCGCCCTCGACCTCAAAGTTCGCGGCGACACCAAGCCTCTCAGCGAACCTATCGCCGACTTGTTCAGCCAAGTCGTCCAGTCTCGCGTAGACAAGTCCGCCTTCGCCATCTGGCACAGCAACCGCTATCTCGTTGCCCTCCCAACCAGCGCCGACCCGCTCGACGGCAACCAGCTCGTTGTCGCATGGAATGCGCTGACGGACACTTGGGAATACCGCGACATCTATCCGTCCAGCGCCAGCGTCAACCAGATCCTCGTCGGCACCTACGACAACCAGCGCCGCGTCTTCTCGGTCCCGCGCTCCGGTAACCTTTATCTGTTGGAACAAGAGAACACCGCGCTGGACGACAACGCCGTCAATGCGGGCACCAGCCCCGTCACCGGCAGCATCCGCACGCGCCGCTACGATTTCGGCGACATGCACAGCAAGCGGTTCCTCCGCACCATCGCCGATGTGGTCATTCCGCCGAGCGCCAGCGTCACAACCAAGATCAGCACGATCAATCCTGACACCGAAACCATCGTCGGCACCCTGACCAACGCCGCCGCTGGACCGGAGGACTACAATATGAAGACGCCAGTGCGTTACAAAGCGCACAGCGCAGAAGTCATTTACGAAACATCCAACGGCCGACCTGAGATCCGCAGCGCCAGCATCGAAGCCTCGCCCAAGTCGCTACCGCCCACGGAAACCCGCTCTGCCGCCTAATCTCTTAACGCTCAACCCTAAACTCTCAACTACCCTATGGCCTCATATAATTACACCTTCACCTCTGGGGATACCATGACCCCGACTAAGTTGAATTCCGCCCGCACCGTCAGCGAGATCGTCAATGCCGATGTCAGCGCCACAGCAGCGATTGCTGGAACCAAAATCGCGCCAAACTTTGGGAGTCAGAATGTTGTGACTACCGGCAATGTTGGAGTCGGAACGGCCGCCCCTCGCAGCGCCTTGGACATTAACAACGGACAGCTAACCGGCGTGGCGAACATTGCAGGGCAGGCCAACACATCCGGCTACAGTATTTGGGGCGGATTGGATTTTGCCAACAGTGCCTACATGCAGTTGTATGGGTCCGCGCACCCGACCTTGGCTAGTGTTCTGTCTTTTGGGACATCGTCGGCCGAGCGCATGCGGATCACCGCCGCAGGGGGTGTTGGGGTTGGGACAGTCAGCATACTCGCCGGTTCTCTGCTAAGCGTTAGCCAAGGCGTTGCCGCCCGCGTTGACGCCGCGGGGCAGATTCCCTTTCTGCAACTGTATAATAGCAACGCTGGTGCCGATCTGAAGACGTGGCGGATAGGTGGAAATAGCGATGGGCGGCTTTCTGTTGAAACCGTCAATGACGCCTACTCAGCCTCCAACGAAAGAGTTACAGTCACAGCCGCAGGGAATGTTGGTATTGCAATAAACAATCCGCGAGGTCGCATTGATATAGCTGGCGGCGTTTTGGCCGGCGTCGGCAATATGCACGGCAACTCCAACAGCGGCGGCTTCAGTATTTGGGGCGGGGAATCGTCGCTTAACGGTGGGTGGATACAATTTCAAGCAGGGTCGTCGGCGGCGCCAAACTTAGTTGTGTTTGGAAATAACAGCACAGAAACAATGCGGATTACGGCTGGCGGAAACGTCGGGATTGGCACCTCCTCACCAAGCAGCCGCCTCCACGTCGAAGGCGACCTGACAATGTCTAGCGCAACGACGACCGCAGGCGCAGGCGCAGTAGTCGAATATCTTGTTGTCAGCATTAACGGCACGTCGAGGAAGATCCCAGTTCACGCAACAACTTAATCTATGAAAACCCTACTAGAAGAAACGCAAGGCGAAGCAATCTATAACTTCACGCATGCCGATGCGATTCGGCGCGTTGTGTTTGCTCGTCCCGACGAGGGTGACTTCAATCACGCCGCTCTGGCAGAAGCTGAACACGCACAATGGCTGGCATGGCTGGGGGTCTCAGAATGAAACAGCAACTCGCCGAACTCATCGAAGCCTACGCCGCCGCCCGCGTGAGCGGGAACCGGATGCTTATGGAGTTTGCCGCAGGCAAACTTAACGACCTCATGGCTGCCATCGAGGTGGCGGTGCCGAAGGAGATTTCACAAGAAGCAACCACAAAGGAGGGACAGTAATTATGGCCGCGAAAACCAAACCCAAACCCAAGCCTGCGGCAAAGCCCGCCGCTAAACCGGCAGCCAAGCCTAAGCCGAAGCCCGCGCCACCCAAGCCGCTGCCGGGCACTCTGACGGGCGCCGGATCGGGCTTGAGTAAAACGGCGCCGCCTTCTGGGGGTGGATTTTTGGGCAACAGGCCGAACCTCGGCCCCGGTGTCAATGCGCCGGAAGTCATGCGGGGCACCAACCAAGGCGGCGCCCAATTTGTCGGCGCCCAAGGCACGGCACAGGTGCCGCTGTTCAACCAGCTGGCCAATCAACAGTTTGACCAAGTAGGTCGCTTCGCCAAACAACTCGACAACGCTTACACCCGAGACGCCCGCAATCAGGTCAATCAGTCCTTCGGCGCCGCCAACCAACTTGGCACCATCGGCAACAGCACGATGGCCATGGGCGACGCGGCCGGCCAGCAGATCACCAACCTCGCGCCGCTGGCACAGCAGCAGGCCGGCTTTGCCGCGGACAATATCTACGGGCTGGCACCGCAGGTCACGCAAATCGGCGATCAATACATGGGGCAGATCGGCGGTCTCGGTAGCATGCTGGCCGATCAGTCGCGCAATGCCTTTGCCCAAGCAGGCCCGACCGGCATCGAGCAGGCACTCTACGATCAAGGGCAAGCCGAGCTGGCCATGGGCCGTGCGCTGTCTCCCGAAGAATTACGGGACGCCACGCAGTCCTCCCGACAGGGCATGGCGGCCCGCGGGATGGCCACGGGGAATGCGGCGCTGGGCGCTGAATTGCTCAACCGTGACCGCTTCGCCAATCAGCGTCTTAATCAACGCCGCGCCTTTGCGGCCGACGCCAATAATCTTCGGGAACAAAACGTCAACACTCGCCGCGAACTAGCGGGCAATATGGCCACGGCCAGCGGTAATCTTTACGACACCGCTGGAAGAATCGGCATGTCCGGCCGAGAAATCGCCGGGCGACTGTTTGACGCCGGCGGCCGCATGAACGTGCTCGGCACGCAAACGGCCGGAGACCTTCGCGCTGCCGGCGCGGACACGGCCATGAGCGGCCGCCAGATCGGCGGGGCGCTGCTCAACAACTCGGCACTCTTGCGCCAAGCTGGCGCGGGAATGCTGGCCGACCTCGATCCGTATCAACGCGCCATCCAAGGCGGACTGTCCCTCGGGCAGACGGCTCAAGCTGGAGCGCTGGATACGGTGCAGGGCGGCTTCAACAACGCTCTGGATCTCTTCGCCAACACCGGATCGTTCAACGTCAATCGCGGGGATAGTCTCTACAATTCGTGGCTCAACAATGCCACGGCCATTCAGACGGGGCAGACGGCGGCTAACTCGCAGACAAACGCGGCCAACATTTCCGCGGCTGCCACAAGAGCGGCGCGGCCAAAATGGTATGAGACCGCCCTTGGCGCAGTCGGGAACATTTTCTCCGACGAGCGGATGAAGACTGATGTGAAGCCTATCGGCACGGCTGGCAACGTGCTGGGGCTGACGGCTTACGAGTTTCGCTACAAGGGCGACAAGAAGAAGCACAAGGGTTTCATGGCGCAAGACGTGCAGAAGGTGCTGCCGGAAGCCGTCGAGGAAGTGGACTACAAGGGTAAGAAGCGACTGACTATCAAGCCTATGGTCATCGGCGCGGCGCTTGCCGAGGAGCTTATGTCTGCCAAGGCAGCCTAACCAAAAAGGACAACAACTATGTTTCAATACAATCCAACAGTGAATAATATCTCTGGCCAGATATACGGTCAGGGATTAGAGCGGGCGGCGGGCTACGATGCGCAAGGAATTCAAGCGCAGGCCG